AACCTGTATTGCAGTTATACCTGGTTTATCAGCCTTTGCAAGTGATACTCCAGCTCTTAATTTAGCTAATTTTTCGTTTTGCTCCATTTTTTCATCAACAATGTCTCTTGCTTGTACTAATTTTGCTCTATCAAGCTCTGCTTTTGCTTGATCTGCCTCTTTTCTACGTTCATTTTCCATCGCACGTAGGTCAACTTCTCTTGCTTTAAGTTTTAATAATGGATCAGAGTCAAATTGTGATGTAATTTTCTTCTCTTCTTTCATAAAGTCCTCTGTCATCTCTGCAATCAACACAGCTTTTCTTGCTTCTATGTTTTGAACAACAGAATTTAGCTGTTGTGCTGCTTGTGGATCAACTGGAGCAGACTGTCTTAACATTGCAAGTTGTTCTAACTGCTCTTTAAACTCTAATTGTATCTGTTCTTGTGCCATCAAACTGATGTGCTCTAAAATATTTTTCTGTATTGAAGCCATAACAGCAGGATTATTTCTAACCATGTTTGTAGACATGAAGTTTAAGTGTGCTGTGATGTGTGCTCTATGATCTTGACCAGGAAAAGCTTGAAAAGGTTTACCGCTTAAAGCATTAATGTGCTCCATACTTGGGTCCATAGGTTGAACTGGAGCAGGTGGAGGTAAAACTTGATCTATATTTTTTACACCAATTGCTTCGTACATGCCTCTGTAGGCAGCATATAAGTTATGAATCTGTGGATTAGCTGTAGCTAATTGTAATTGTGTTTGTGCCAATGTAATTCTTTGTGACATAGAAAATATATTTGGATCTGCCACGGGTAAAATATCTATTCTATCATCAAAGTCTGCTTGTTTAATTATTCTTGCTCCACCAACGACATCGTATGGATATTCTTTTGGTAAATATGTAGAAATAATTTTAGATAATAATTTAAACTCGTTCTTCATCGAGTTGTATAATCTTTTGTGTATCGCTGACATAACTTTAGATCCTCTTTCAAGAAGAGCAATCGTTGTTCCTACTGCAGCGTTTTGTGTGCCTTCACCCGTTTGTAATTCAGATATAGCCGCGAATCTTTGACCAGCTTGTACAACTAGACCCATCAGCTGTAACAAGGTTGCTGATGGTTCTTTGTACGGTAGAGGGAAGAAAGCTTCTCGCAAATTACCACCCGGTGCATCTACGTCCTTGAACTCACCAGGTTGAATCGGAGACGCTTCATCTCTAACTCTTACGCCTCTTTGTTTGAAACCTGCCGGTAGATTCGACAAAGTTCCTGCATCTAATAATTGGCGGAGAGCGACTGTTGCAGTTCTACTCAATCCGCCAATCATGTGTATTAATCCAAATCCGTAGAATCCTAGTCCAGGCAGAAATTTAAAATGGACAAAGTATTGGACTCTTCGTTTTAATGGATCGTTGGGCGCATAGTTCCTTCTTATCGAAAGAACCGTTCCACTACCTTCTTCGATCGTAACGATGTAAGGTAGCTTGATACCAGATGGCTCGCCATCTGTACCAATATCTTCGAAGCCTTCTAAATCTAAATCAATATGACACTCAAGCATAGTGTACATTGTTTGTTGTTTTCCAGATTTTTTAGTGCCTTCTAATTCTTTTTCTTTTTTAGAAACATCATCATTCGTTACCATTGCAGGTGGTCCTAAATCTACATCTGAGTAGAATCCTCCCACTTGTTGTTTTCTTAAATCGTTTTCAGAAATTTTTAAAACGTGAATAATAGCTTCTGCTTCTTCTAAGCTGTTTGCTGTGTATGGTACAATTAAATCATCAGCAGGAATAAATTTCGATACGGCTCTGCCTAATAGATCATCGTAGTAGACTTTTTTAAATGTAGATCCTGCAAGAGGTAAATGAAATAACATAGAATCAAACTCTGGCTCATACTCTTTCATTTGATCCATAATTAAATAGTTCATGAAATCTTTTACACGCTGTGCCTGTTGTTGCTTTGGCGGTGTTGTTGCACCAAGAATCTGTGTTCTTACTGGACCGTCACTTGGTAATAGCTCTTTGTATGCTGTAGCTTGAAACTGTGTAACAGCTTCTGCTAACACTGGGTGCGTTGCACCTGAAGCTCCTTGAAACGGTTCCGTTCTATTTTCGTATTTAAATCCTAATAGGTCAAGCCCTTCTGTGTAAGATCTTTCCCATTCTTTTCTGGACATCTTATAGTCCATGTAATTATTTTTTAATTCTGAACCTAAAGGTTCTAAAATGTCTGCCGGTAAAATATCTGCAAGATTATCAAAATGAGATTCTGTTCCAGGTATGTTAACCGCACCTGGTTCAAAGTCGATAGTCGCACCGCCATCTTCTTCTGGTGTAACTTCTATCGGTTGCTGTTCTTTTATTTCTTCCTTAACCTCGACCTCTTCGCCCGGTACTTTAATTTGAGTACGAGTGTTAGGGAGTCCTTTATCAATATCTGCCATTTATAAACTCCGTGTTTGTCATATCATAATCTGCTAGAGAAGCCAAGCCCTTGTCACCATGCGGTGTCTTACCTGATTTAGGTGGTATTAATCCACCCTTTGCAGCACCCACCATCATTTCGTCAAACTTCTCTTGTGCTTCTAAATCTTCTTCTAATCGATCTTCATCGCTCAATGCTTCTCGTCTTTTGTATTCTCGGTAAACATCTTTAGCCATACCTGCTGCTGTAATACCAAGGCCTACCGGTGTAAATAATCTTGCTGCTCTACCTAAACCCAAAGCACCTTTCATAACTCCTGGTGCAAATCTAGATATGGCGCCTGGTGCTAGAAGCTCAAGTCCAACCATTTTATCTGCAACTGCTGCTGGTAAACTCTCACCTTTTTCTAAATTATCTTTAACTGTCATTGTGGCAAAAGCCAAGGCTGCTGCTGGTGAACCTAAAACTTCGCCTGCTGTTTTTAAACCTGTGCCAAGACCAATATTCATACCAAGTGTTGGGCCTGAAGATCCTATTTTTCTGGTAGCTTTTAAACCTCGTTCTAACATTTTTTTATCTCCTGTAAAACCAGCCATGCCAATTTTATTATCTACAAGTTCTGGTAAATAAGATTTTGCATATTTTACAAATTTACTTGTAGGGTTTCCTGGTTGTTTATATCCTAAACCTTTAGTTTTAAATGTGCCTTTAGGCACAACAGGTTGTAATGTAACTTTTAATTCTTCTGCTTTTTTAAGTATGTTTTTTACTTTAGGATTTTTAGGATTTGGATTTTTTTCAATAAATTTTTCAGCCATATCTTTAAAACCGCCTGACCTATTATGTGGACCTAGAATAGGGTTTCTATTGTAGGGAAAATCTTTCATGGCTCCGGCTTTACGCACGTCTCTTTGATGTTCTATTTCAAACAAGCCTCTTTTTTCTAACTCGTAGATCGTTGGTTTAGATTTAATAATATTACCTTCACTGTCTACTGTTGTAGATAATTTATCTAAAAGCTTTTTGTTTTTTAAGATAATATTTGGATTAGCTTTTATTTTATCATTAAGCTGTCTCGTAATTAAAGACTGTTCAAAATTTAATAGTTTTTCTCTTTGAGTCAAAGCAGCTTTATCACTTAATTTTGCTGTCCTTCTTTGTCTTCTACGTTCAGCTTTTTTAGCCATTTCTTTTTGTTTTCTTTCTGGGTCTGCTTCCATAGCAGCTTTCACTTTAATTCTTTTTCGTCTAGAAACATTTTTTTGAAATTTAGAGTCAAAGCCTTCAACAGTTCTTTTTGCTTCTTGTCTGGCTCTTAATTGTTGAGGAGAAAGTCCCTCACCTTTCATGGGTTTTATAAACTTAGGTTTATAATCTGAATCCGCTGCCATTTTTTTGTAGTCGTCTAAATACTCTTGAAACGTAATAGGATCCGTCTTAATTCTACCTGCTCTTAATTTTGTTCTTTGATCAACAGATAAATCTTTAAAATCTTTTCCATACAGCTTTTGTGCTAATTCTTGTTGTTCAGCAGTCACTGGAAGTCTAGGTGACCCTTTGATAGCGCCACCCTCTTGCATCTCTACTCTTGGTGCATCTTCTGGTGGACTAGTTTCGTCAACTAGTTGATTTACAAATCTGATAACGTCGGACATTATTCTCCTAGTAGGTAGGCAATACCACCACCTGCTTGTTTGATTCTAGATTCTCCAACCTCTTCTAAAATTTCTTCATAAGAATCTAAACCATCTTCAACATCTTTAAGCTTGCCTTCATAATCTGGTTTAACAGTAACTTCTTGATAGTCTTCTGGTAAGTCTCCATCCGCTGTTCTTTTCTTAGGTTTATAAACCATGACTTCTTCTTGCACTATTCCTGTTTCATACTCATTATTAAACATTCCACCACCCTCTGTGTTTTTCTTAATTACAATTTCTCCATCTGTGTTTTCTACCATGTCATAGTTTTTAAATTTTTTACCAGATTCTCTCTCAACAGTTGTAAGTCCCGGTGCATCATCACCCAGTCTTCTAATTTTATCAGCTAGTTTGAAGAAATACGAAGGCACACTTTTTACTGCTTCAACAGCTGCGGGCGCTACTTCTGCTACTTGTTTAACAGGTGTAACAAATCTACCTAGGACAGGTATAGAAGCAAGGCCTCCTAAAATTTTCATAAATTTTCTTTTGCTTGGATCTGGTGGTCCACCTTCTGCTAGACCTATGATACCTCCCTTTGCCATGTCTGGAATATCATCTGGTAAGTCTTTCAATCTCTCACCTAAATCTTTTTTCTTTTTAAGTCTCTCAACAGCTTCTTTATTTTGTTTATTCATTCTAGTTATCATCTCTGCTTCTGTCTCAGTTACTTTAGGTTTGAGTTCATCAGCATCGCTTGTAACGTTTGGTCTGTCGTCGAAAGGATTAACTTTGTCTTTACCGCCTGGTGGGAACGGAATAATTTTATCACCTTGCTCCATCTCTTTGGCTTTACTTTTTAGCATGTTCATCTCTCCTGGATTAGGAGATCGTCCCATCTCTTTTCTAAATGCTCTCACGAGTGCCATCAAAAAAAATTTCATACTAATAATACCTCTTCGGTGTTGGGTCTTTTTTCTCTGTTATATAGTCTTCAGGGTGAGTAATCAACCCGCCTTGTCTAAAGCGCATGATGGCTTGTGTTGTAGAGTCCACAAGGTCGTCGTGATCACCGTTGGGGAATGCAGCACATTCTTCGATCACCTCCTCTGCAAATTTCTGTTCCGGCGCCCAAATCATTCCAGACTCAAAAAGAGGTGCAACAGCGTTGACTCTTGCATGCTTATCATTTCCCTTGCTTGGAGTAAAGGAAATAACCGGTATATCCATTTGTCTTAGCTCATACATCAAAGGTAATCCTGATGCTTTGGCTTCCACAATAACAGACTCAGGTTGCCAGTATTTATATTGTTGAAGGGCCAAGCGCCTTAATTCAGGGAACTCGTATCTTCCTTTAACAGCATCGAGTAAAAGTAAATTAGCTGCTGAATCTGGTGTTGGATAAAATACGCCCCAGGTTGTGATTGCAGAATAATCCGCAGTCTCTTTTTTCAAAAACGCTGTATCGTAAGATTGTATCACATGTTGAAGAGGAGGTATGTGTTCTTTATCGTAAATGTTCCACCATTCACGTTTTAGAATAGCACCTTCCTCACTTGTTGGTGATTGCATCCACTGTGCGTTCCATTTACCAACAGGTAGAGTTGCTTTAACCTTTTCAAGTTCGTCGAGCTTCCAGTATTCAGGCCATACTGGTCCATGATCCATGATCGCAGGAAATTCAACCACGTGCCATTGATCAGACTTCGATTCTTTTTGGTTCGCTATAAGTTTAGCTGTTAGATCTTTTGTTGACCATCTAGTCATCACAAGAACAATCTTACCGCCTGGTTGAAGTCTTTGTCGTGGTCCTGAAGTATACCACTCGTATGCGGACTCTAATGCTGTAGGAGACAATGCATCTTGTTCCGAGTGTGGATCATCAATGA